CGTTTTTTGATGTGTAACTTTCCAGAAGTAGAGGCACATATGAGTCAGCAATATTACAAAGTAAAAATGAACAATATGGATGTTTCCTTGGATTTTTTATCAATGAAAGGTCGAGGTGATATTCAGATCATACCTATTGCAACAGGATCACTTCCTGCGGTGGCTGCCGTTGTTGGTGGTATCGGTTCTGCTGCTACTGCTGCGGTTGGTGCTGCTACTGCGGTGGCTGGAGCTGCCGTTACTGCTGTTTCTGCGGTTGGGAGTGCTGCAATCGCTGTTGGAGGAGCAATTGCTGCCGAATATGGTACAACAGGTATTCTTGGAGCTATTACAACCGCTACAGTTAATTCACTTGCAATAGATGGGATTACTTCTTTAATAGCCCCAACCCCTGCGGTTGTAGAAGGGCCAAGTCCTGTAGGAGATACTGACCCACAAATGGCAAATTCATATTCATTCTCGGGCATTCAAAATGTCAGTGTTAGTGGTGTTAGCGTAGCCATAATATATGGAGAAGTGTTTACTGGTTCAGTGGTAATCAGTTCTGGGGTTGATACGGTACAGGTAGAGGGAACTACATAATGACAATTCCAGCTTTTGATGAAAATACAAGGCTTACTGACCCATCAGTTACAGATGATGTTCTTGCTTCAAAACAATTTCAGACATTAGTTGAACTGCTTGGAGAAGGTGAGATCGAGGGTTTTCCAAGTGCTGCTGGTCTTACACAAGGAACAACTGCTTATAATAACGCAGCTTTGAAAGATGTATTTCTAAACGGTACTCAGGTTTTACAAACCTCAGCAAGTAATACAAGTCCAACAGATACTGATTTCAATTTTCCCAATGTTTCATTTGAACCAAGATTTGGTACTTCTAGTCAAACTCCAATACAGGGTATTTCTGAAATAGAAACAGAAAATGCTGTTGGTGTTGCTGTTACAAAAGCAAGTCCAGTATCAAGATCCATAACAAATACTTCTGTTAATGCGGTAAGAGTGACCCTTGGCTTTCCCTCCTTGCAAAAGTTTGAAGATGATGGCGATATAAATGGTGCGGAAGTTGCCATCAATATTCAAACCATTGAAAATGATGGCACTACAACAACTGTTATAACAGACACTGTAAAGGGAAGAACTGCAAGTACATATTTTAGAGATTATAAAATTAATTTTGCATCTGATACTTCTTTCCCTGTAACCATTAGGGTGAATAGAACAACAGATGACAGCACAGAAACAACCTTACAAAACAGTTCATTATGGTCATCTTTTACAGAGATAATCAACGAACAAAGGGCATATGCAAACTCGGCTCATGTTGCTATTAGGTTTGATGCTCAGACATTTCCATCCATCCCAAAACGGATGTACAAAGTTCGTGGAACAAAAATAAAAATCCCACATAATGGAACTGTTCAATCTGATGGATCAATCTCATACTCAGGAACTTTTAACGGTACATTCAAAACAGACAAGGAATGGACAAATGATCCGGCTTGGATTTTATATGACTTGTTAACAACATCAAAAGGTTTTGGTGATCAAATAGATACAACACAGTTGGATGTTTTTAGTTTTTATTCAGCTTCTGTTTATAGCGCAACGCAAGTTGATGATGGGTTGGGAGGAACAGAACCAAGATTCAGTTGTAATGTAGTGATACAAAATCAAAAACAAGCATATGATCTCATCAATGATTTATGTTCTGTAATGCGTGTCATGCCTTTTTATTCGGCTGGCACAATATCAATTACACAGGACAGACCAACAGATCCAAGTTATTTATTTAACCTGTCCAATGTTACAGAACAGGGGTTTACATATAGTAATTCATCAAAAAATTCAAAAATAACAGTTGTTAATGTTGCATATTTTGATAATGAAACCCAACAAATTGAATATGAAACTGTAGAAGATACAGCATTACAGACAAAATATGGGGTTGTTACAAAAAACCTCAGAGGTTTTGCTACTACATCAAGAGGTCAGGCATCTCGTCTGGGAAAATGGTTTCTCTACACACAATCCAATGAGGCTGAAATTGTAAACTTCACCACCACTCTTGAATCAGGTACTTTGGTAAGACCAGGTGCTGTGATAAATATTGCAGATCCATTGAGAGCAGGGGTTAGAAGAGGTGGTCGTATAAAAACAGGAGTATCTACAACACAGATAGTAGTTGATGATGAAAATAATACAGATTTGGCAACAACAGATTCTGCAACATTATCGGTAATACTTGCAGATGGCACACTTGAAACAAAAACAATAGATTCTATTTCTGGTGCGACAATAACAGTATCTTCTGCATTTTCATCAACACCACCATCAAACAGCGTCTGGGTAATAGAAAATACAACGGTTCAGCTTCAAACTTTTAGAGTGATTGGTGTTACAGAAGTTAATCAACTTGCATATCAAATCACTGCCGTTGCTCATAATTCATCTAAATACGCAAACGTGGAAGATGGCACGGCATTGGCAGCAAGGACAATTACAACACTTACATCAATAAAACCCTCTCCTAGTAACTTGCAAAGTTCAGAGCAGATTGTCGTACTCAATAATCGTGCCGTATCAAAACTGTTTATTCAATGGCAGCCTGTAGCTGGTGTAACGGAATATATGGTGCAATACAGATTTCAAAATGAAAACTTTATATCAGAAAGAATTACAAGGCCAGACTTTACAATCTTTGAGACAAAAAATGGTGTTTATGAAATCAGAGTGTTCAGTTATAACGCATTAGGGAAACCAAGTATAACCCCAGCAACAACATCAATTACAACAGTTGGTAAGACAGCCCTCCCAGCAGATGTGCAGAACTTACGCATTGAACCTTTGTCAGATCAGTTTGTACGACTACGTTTTGATCAATCAACAGATGTTGACGTTTTGCATGGTGGAAACGTGGTAATTCGTAGTTCAAACCTTACTACTGGATCAACTTTTACTAATTCAGTTGACGTTTTACCTGCACTTTCTGGAAACGTTAGCGAATCGATTGTTCCGAATATTGTAAATGGCACATATCACTTAAAATTCAAAGATGATGGGGGTCGTTTAAGTTCTGGTGATGCGTCTGTCACAATGCTTCAAACAGTTCCAAATGCTTTCCCAAAACTTACTGTCTTAGAGGACAGAGAAGATACAGACTCGCCACCTTTTGCTGGAACAAAAGTAGATTGTTTTTTTAGTGATGATGTAAATGGTCTTGTTCTTGGTTCTCTAG